TACCAATACTAGGATTTGCTTATAAGTCTAAAAGATATAAATAATGGAATTTACAGTACCTAAACAATTTAATTTAATATCCAGAACTTACAAAGTAATACAATTACCTAAAGTAATTAATAATGGTGAAAGTGTTTTAGGACAATGTAAGTCAGATTTAGGAATATTAGAACTTAGAAAGAATTTAAAAAAAGAATTAAAAGAGCATACTTTCTTACATGAAACTACTCATGCAATATTAGAATCTTTAGGTTATATAGAATTATCACAAGATGAGAAATTTGTAGATTCTTTTAGTAATGCTTTATATCAGGTTATAAAAACAAGTGAATAATGAAATCAATAGGTAAAAGAATATTAATAGACCCAACACCAATAGAAACAACTACTAAATCAGGTATCATAATTCCTGATTCTTCAATTAAAGGAGATAAACCAAGTAAAGGTAAAGTGGTATCAATTGGTAATGAAGTTAAAGAAATTAAAATTAAAGATATTGTACATTTTAATAAACATGTAGGTATTGAGATAGTATTAGATGAAGTTAAATATCTCTCTGTTAGAGAAGAAGAAGTTTATATAGTAGAATAATGAAAATAGATAATTCAAAACCTTTAGACCAAAAGAATATAATTGAAAGATTTACAGTTGAAGGTCAACTTAAAATTGGTTCATTGTTATTATATCAAGAAGATATTATTAAGAAACAAGAGATTAGAATACAAGCTTTAGAAGAAGCAATGCAATTCTTTTCAGAATGGTATAATAAAACTCAAAGACCTAATATATTAGTTCCCGAGCATTTATATAATGAAACTGAAGATAATACGAGTGCTAAATTAATACTTTAATTATGAAAAAAAATCAAAAGGAAACAAATAAAAGTATATCAGAAGCAATGTTAGACTCTTGTAGATTATCATTGTTTAAATTAAAAGACCATTTAGATAATATTGAATTTGAAGATGGTGAAGATATTACAGAAGCTAAAAAGAAATCTGATAGTATATTAAATACTATTGAGAGATTAGGTAAAGCTTTTGAAACATTAGCTATTTTAGAAAAAAAAGTTCAATCAGAAGAAGATTTAAAAGGTAAAGCTAGAGGTAATGTTAAAGTAGGATTATTTGAAGATAAAGACTAATGGAAGAAAATATAAACGTAATTAATCCTTATGTTCCTTATGTAGAAAAGTTTACTAATTCTAAAGAGTTTAGTTATCTTGCTGAGATATTTAATGACACAGGATTTTATACTCATCTACAAGAGGGTACGAAAGAATATGCTGATTTTTGGAAAGATGTTAGAAATAAATGTCTTATTGGTTTTACCAATAGTTCTGGTATAAGAATTACAGGGCATCATTTCTTTTATTTAAATTTTTGTAGAATATCTAAATATGATGATGTTACAGGGAAAAAGATAGAAGGATTTCCTAATTTTATAGATTTAGATTATGAGTATTTTCACATGGTTGAGTATTGTGAAAAGAATCAAAAATGCTTAGTTGCTCTTAAAGGTCGTCGTCAAGGTTGGTCTTATAAAGCAGCAGCAATATGTGCTTGGGAGTTTTCATTCTTTCCAGGTTCTAATTCAATTATAGGTACATTCTTATCATCATTTGGTTTAGAAACAATGAGAATGACTATTGAGAATTTAAATTGGTTAAATACTAATACTGAATTTAGGAAACAAAGGAATCCAGATTTAAAAGATAATATTATAGCAAGGTATCAATATGATGCAGGTGGTATTAAAGTATGGAAAGGTTATAAAAGCTCTGTTAGAGCAATAAGCTTTAAAGATAATCCAACTGCTGCTGTAGGTAAAAGTGCTTCTAAATTGATTCTTGATGAAGCTGGTGTATTCCCTAATATAACAGATACTTACTCATTCACTGAACCTCTTATTAAAGCTGGTTCTAATTATTCAGGTGTAACAATCATGTTTGGTAGTTCATCAGATATGGATAGTGGTAGTAAGTATTTTTATGAAATATTTACAAATCCAGGCAAATATAATATGCTTGAATTTGATGATAATGAAAATACTAAATTAAAAGTTGGTTATTTCAGTTCAGCCTTAAAAGGTAGAGAAGGTTATTGTATGAATCCTAAATCATCATGGTTTAGACATCCTATGGTTGATGCTGATGGTAATTCAAATCAAGCTGCTGCTTATGATGATATTATGTATTTAAGAGAGAAAGCTAAAGGTGGATTAGATGCTAAAGCACATCATGGTGTTATTACACAGTTTCCTTTAACTTGGAGAGAAGGTTTTTTAAGAGATAAGTCTGCTGTATTTGCATCTATTGAAATGTTAGAGTGGTTAAGTAAATTAGAAACTACTCCATCATTAAGAAATGATAAAAAGAAAGTTGAATTATACTTTGATACTGATAATAGAATAAAAGCTAAATTAAATCCTGATTTAAACGATATTGTAAATTATCCTTTAAATAAAGAAGATTCTAAAACAGGATGTGTAGTAATATATGAAGACCCTATTGAAGACCCACCATATGGTTTATACATATTGGGAATTGACCCTTTTGACCAAGATAAAGCTGAATCAAGTGATTCGTTAGGTTCTTGTTTAGTGTATAAAAGATTTTACCATAATGGTACATCTTATGACCATTTAGTTGCTGAATATACTGGCAGACCTGAACGAGCAGATGATTTTTATGAAATATGCAGAAAGCTTTGTATTTATTACAATGGTAAAGCATTATATGAAAATCAACTTAAAGGTTTAAAAGCATATTTTGAAATGAAAAATAGTTTACATTATTTATGTGAACAACCTCAGATAATTAAAGATATGGTTAAGAATTCTAAAGTATCAAGAGGATATGGTATTCATATGAATCGTGGAGCAGGTAGCGCAACAGGTATTAAAGACCAATGTGAGCTTTACTTAAAACAATGGTTATATGAAGAAAGAACTGGTCCAGATGATACTAAGATATTAAACCTGCATACTATCAAGTCTATTCCTTTACTAAAAGAGCTTATAGCTTATGATAGAGAAGTTAATACAGATAGAGTTGTAGCATTTATGTTATGTATATTACAATCTAAAGAGATGCATAATATACAACTACAAGAGATGCAACCTAAAACTATTTTAGAAATGGATGCTTTCTTTTCTAAAAGATTGTTCCAAAAGAACATATATAATAAAATAAAATACTAACAATTAAAAATATATAAATTGGCTTTACCAGTTCAACGATTACCCTTTAGTAAAAAGAATGACACTTGGAAAAAAGATGTTATAAACTTTTACGAAAGATTATCATACAGTTCAGTAGCTTCTAATAGAACTACTAACTATAATAAAAAGATTAATTATGACCTTCTTAATGGTAGATTTAATAAAGCTGACTTAGAATACGTTTGCAATCCTTTAGGTCTAAAAGAAGGTGAAAATGATTTTCCAGCTACATTACAACATTATGATGTTGTTAGTCCACCATTAAATTTATTAATGGGTGAAGAAACTAAAAGAAATGATAATTGTATTGTTATATCTTCTAGTACTAATGATATTAATAGGAAACAAAAGAATCTTAAACAAAAAATTGTAACTCTATTACAGCAAAAATTACAAGCTGAAATAGACCCTTCGACTGTTGACCCTAATCAACCATTACCTACACCTGAAGAAATACTTAAATATGAGAAACACAATGTTTCAGATTTAATCGAATCACAGGCTAATAAAATATTAAAGCATTTAAAGAAAGAATTAAATACTAAAGAAGTATTTAAAAGAGGTTGGAAAGATGCTTTAATAGCAGGTGAAGAAATATATTGGTGCGGTGTTGCTAATAATGAAGTATTTTTTAGAAGATGTAATCCTCTAAACACTACTGTAATATTAGATGGTGATACAGATTATATTGATGATGCAATAGCTGTTGTAGAAGTTAGAATGTTATCTCCATCATCTATTATAGATGAATTTGGTTCAGACTTAACTCCTACACAAGTTGGTGAGATTGAAGCAATATCTAAAAGATTTACTTCAGCTTATAACCTAATTAATAATAATCCTACATTTACAATTGATAAAAAAGGTGGTGTAGTTGATACAGGTATTTCTAATTTCTCAAGCATTAACTCTACTGCTGGTTCATTTAATTCTGAACTAATTAGAGTTGTTAGAGTTGAATGGAAATCACTTAAAAAATTGTATCATTTAAATTATACAGATGAAAATGATTTACCTGTTGAACAAATAGTTGATGAATCATTTAATATTCAAATATTTAAATTATCATTTCCAGATGCTGTAATTGAAGAATTTTGGATTAATGAAGCTTGGGAAGGTATTAAAATAGGTGAAAATATATTTATAAATTGTCAACCTAAAACTAATCAACGCAGACGTATGGATAATCCATATTACTGTAAATTAGGTTATACTGGTTTAATCTATAATGCAACTAATAGTGTTAGTGTATCTTTAATGGATAGATTAAAACCTTATCAATATCTATATAATATTATATCTTATAGATTAGAATTAGCTTTTGCTAGTGATATTGGTAAAGTATTTTTAATGGACTTGGCACAAATTCCTAGAAGTGAGGGTATGGACATTGAAAAATGGATGTACTATTTAAGAGCTATGAAAATAGCTTTTGTTAATAGTTTTGAGGAAAGTCGTAAAGGTTCATCTATTGGTAAAAATTCACAGTTTAATCAATTTCAATCTGTAGATTTAAGTTTATCAAATACTATTCAACAATATATTAATACTCTTGAATATATTAAAACACAAATAGCATTTATTAGTGGGGTTAGTCCTCAAAGATTAGCTGTTATTAATAATCAGGAATTAGTTGGTAATGTTGAAAGAAGTGTTCAACAATCAGCTTTAATTACTGAATATCTATTTGATTCACATGATGAAGTTAAACGTAGAGTTTATACTGCTCTAATAGAATGTGCTAAAATAGCTTTTAGAGATGGTAAGAAAGTTCAATATGTATTAGATGATATGAGTATTGAAATGTTAGATGTTGAAGAATTAGAATTAGATAACTCTGAATTTAATGTTTTTGTATCTAATAGTTCAAAAGATTTGCAAGTAGTAGAAACTTTAAAACAATTATCTCAAGCAGCATTGAATAGTGATAAAGCTGATTTAAGCGCAATTATAGACACTATAATCAACGATAATCCTGCCGACATAGTTAGAATACTCCAAAGAGGTGAAGCTGCTAAATATGAACGTGAAAAGGCTATGCAAGAAGGTCAATTAGCTTCACAAGAAAAACAAGTTCAAATGCAACTTGAAGAGAAGCAAAAAGACAGAGATTTGAAGCAATATGAGATTGACCAAAATAATGCTACTAAGATTCAAGTTCAAGAAATAGCTAATTACTTTAAAGCTGCTGATACTGATAGTAATGCTAATGGAATACCTGACCCATTAGAAATAGGTAAATTAGCTTTAGACCAACAAGAAGTTGCTCAAAACGCTTTATTAGAAAAATATAAACTTGAACATGATAAAACTAAACATTCAAATGAATTATCATTAAAAGATAAAGAATTAAGAATGAAGCAAGAGTTAGAAAATAAAAAGATTGAAGCTATTAAAACGCAAAATGCTTCGCAAGAACGTATGCAAGAAAAAGAGCTTAAAATGAAAGAAAAAGAACTTGCTGCTAAAGAAAAAATAGAAAGAGTTAAATTAGCAATAGCTAGGTCAAAAGCTGCTGCAAAACCTAAAAAAAGTAAATAATGGCTTTAGATATAAACAAACCAATAGTAACAAGTAGTCCTGCTGATTTCTTTGGTAAGCTTTTCCAACTAAGAGATACAATACATTTGCGTCATTTACGACCTACTAATCCAGGTCAATTAGGTTCATATGCTGAACATAAAGCATTGAATGATTTTTATGATGAATTATTAGATTTAATAGATGGTTTAGCAGAATCTTATCAAGGTAAATATGGCTTATTAAATATTAGTATATCAAGCTCTAATAGTAATATAGATGCTGTTGAAACAATATTAGAATTAACTAGATTAATAGATGGTGGAAGAGTTTATTCAATGTTTAAAGAAACATGGATTCAAAATGAACTTGATGAAATTAGTAAATTATGTTATCAAACCATCTATAAATTAAAGTTTTTAAAATAACCAGATTATAATTATTAGCTATAAGAGCATAATTCATTAAACATAAAACAAGATAAATAAATTTGCATAATCGTAAATAAACATTATATTAATAGTATAACAACATGAGTAAAAGTAAAGAAGAAGTAAATCCTTTTGGAGGATTTAAAATAATTAAAAATGAATTTGTTCCACCTACAGACATTGAGGATAAAGATGAAACTGTAATTGAGGATGAAGAAAAAGAATTAACTGCTGAAGAACAAGAAAGAATGATTGCTGCTGATAAAGCATTAGCTGCACAAGCTGAAAAAATAGCAAAAAAACTTAAAGGTGAAGAAGTAGAAGAAACTGAAGATTTAGAAGAAACTGAAGAAAATGAAACTTCTGTATTAAGAGTGTTTACTAAAAAGTTACATGAAAAAGGAGTTATTGATTTTGATGATACAGATGAAGAATTTGAAGAATCAGAAGAAGGTCTTGAAAAATTAGTTACTAAAACTACTCAAAATAGAATTAATAAATGGGTAGAAGCTTTACCTGATGAATTTCAAAAGCTTTTAGAATTTACACAAAATGGTGGTAATCCTAAAGACTTCTTAAATATTTATTATGGTAATCATTCATGGGAAAACTTTAATCCTGATAATGAAAGTAAACAAGAATTAGCAGTAGCTGAGTCATTAAGATTGGCTGGTGAAACTGAAGAAGATATTACTGATATTATTACTGAATGGAAAGATAATGGTACTTTAGAAAAAAGAGCTAAATCAGCTATTACTAAATTACAGAAGTATGAAACTCAGCAAAAAGAAGAATTAGTTATTTCACAAAAAACTAAAGCTGAACAACAAAAATTAAAAGAAAAACAAGAATTTGAAGATTTTAAAAAAGACTTGTTTTCTAAAGAAGAAATAAAAGGTTTTAAATTAACTCCTAAAATTAAGGAAAAGATTTGGGACCATCTAACAGTAGTTGATAAGAAAACTGGTAAAACAGCTTATCAAGAAGCTTTAGAAAAAGATAAAGATGCTAGTTTATTATTTGCTTTACAATCTTCTATGGGTTTTGATATGTCAAAATTAGAGAAGCAAGCAGAAACAAAAGCTAGTAGAAAACTAGGAGATTTACTTAGAAATCATCAAAAGACAACTAAGGAAAAAATATCTTCTGGTCAATCAGAAGACTTCAGTGGAGATAATCCATTTGCAGGATTCAAAAAACTAATATAAAATTATTAACTTAAAAAATAAAAACTTAACAAATGCAATTAAATGATTTACAGATAAGTCAAGGGAATTGGCATACAGGTCTTACCCAAGCAACACACTTATCAAACTTCTTTCTAACTGAACCAGCAATGGCTTCGGAAGTGATTGTACGTGTATATAACAAAATGAATGGTTATAAAAACGCACTTTCATTTTTAACAGGTGGTACAGGTAGAAGTAAAGGATTGGATAACATTGTTTATCGCTGGCCTTTAATGGGTGATAGCCAAAAAGCTGTACCTATTTCAGTAGCACAATCAACTTATAATGATGGTGGTTCTACTCCAGGAATTCAAAATACTACTTTTAGAGTAGGTTTAGCTGAAAAATGGTTTGCTCTTGGTGACGTATTAGTACCTGATGATAATCAGTATTCTTTACGTGTAATGGATGAACCTTATTTAGATGGTAATGATTATGTTTATGTATTACAGTTGGTTACAAAAGACCCAACTTTGTATGTACCTCAATCATTGTTAGCTACTGGTAAAGAATTGTCTAAAGACTACAACATTGTAGAACACGACCATTCACGTACTAGTGGAGACACTAATTATGCTACTCCGTTTATGATGGAGAATTACATGACTACTTTCCGTAAAATGTATAGTGTATCTGGTGCTGCTCAAGCTAAAGTTCTTAAAATTGGTATCTTAGGTCCTGAAGGTAAAGAAATTTCTTATACTTGGGTAAAATATGCTGAGTGGGAATTTTGGGCACAATGGATGGATGAAATGGAAATTGCTTATATTTATGGTAAGGGTAACGTTGCAAAAAATGGTACTACTTCTATGAAAGGTGTTTCTGGTAATCCAATTTATAGTGGTGCAGGTTTAGAAGAACAAATTGCTCCAGCAAACAAACGTAAATACACTACTCTTAGTGAACAAACAATTCGTGATTTCATAGATGATTTGTCTTACAATGGTACTGAAGATGGTCCTAGAGAGTATGTAGCTCTTTGTGGTCGTCAATTTATGAACTTGTTTGACCAAGCTATGAAACGTTCAGCTTCAAACTACAACTTAATTGATACTAAATTTATCACTGGTTCAGGTCAAGAACTTGCTCTAGGTGGTCAATTTAAAACTTATGTTGGTTTGAATGGTGATAGAATTACATTAAAAGAATGTCCTTTGTATAACTCAGTTGTTCGTAATAGACAATTGCATCCACAAACTGGTAAACCAGCAGAATCTTATAAAGCTACTTTCCTTAACTTTAAGATGAATTCTAATGGTGAATCTAACGTTATGAAAGTTTATCACAATGGTCGTGAGATGTCAACTACTTATATTGAAGGATTGTGTTCTCCATTTGGTATGAAGAAAAATGGTACTTCAGCTTCTCCTGTTGATGGATATGAATTCCACGCAATGGCTGAATGTGGTATCATGTTAAAAGACCCTACAGATGCAGGACAATTTGTACTTGATATTGAAAACCTCGCTTAACATTAATTAAATAGAAATCTACACAGGGTTATTAATTTAACCTTGTGTAGATTAAATAAACAAAAAATAAAAGTAAACAAAAAATAAAAGTATGGAATTTAATGGGCCAGAAGTGGTAAAAATTAAAAGGTGTGCAAAACCAGGTTATTTTGGTATTTCAGCATATCCTAAATCAGTAACAGTTTTAAGCTGTCAAATTAATTCAAAAGGTGGTTATAATACAGGTTTAACTCCTGAAGAAGAAAGATTTTATGAAAACGAATTAAATCTTAAACCACAAGAATTAAATAAAAATAGTAAAGCTTTTTGGGAAAAGTTTAATGACGAAAACTCAATAAGACTATTTAATAATAAAACAACAGAGATTGTTTTGGATAATCCAATCAATCAGATTAAATACAAAATCTTGTTAGCACATTCAGATGTTGCTAATTCAGAAATTGAAAAAAACAAACCAGGAGTAACTTTTTATATTCATGATGAAGAAGCTAGAGCTAAAGTAGAATTACAAACTCTAAATTTTGAACTTGAAGGAATGAAATTAATCTTAGGATTAACTCCAGAAGAAGTAAAAGGTTCTTTAAGATTGTTTGGTAAGAATGGTACAGATTTAATGAGTGCTGATTCTGCTCAATTACAGTTAATGCAAGAAATGAAAAAAGACCCTAAAAACTTTTTTAATGTTATTACAGATAAAGAACTTAGAACTAAAATATTTATATATGAATTGTTAGAGCGTAAACTTTTAACACGTAAAGCAAATTCTATTAAATATGGTGATGATACAATAGCTTCAAGTATTAATGAATGTGTTGAATATTTTAATGATATTAAAAATCAAACAGAAAGATTGACTCTTGAATCTAAACTTAAAAAACTAAAAAATAATAAACTTTGACAGCTTCAGATGTACATATAAATTTTAAATTTAGGTTAGATAAAGCAGATGCTTTAAATTATCCTAATATTGAACCTGAAGAAATAGATTTATTAGCTACTCAGGCTCAAGTAAGATATATTAAACAAAGGTATGGTATAACTAATACTAAAAGAACTTCTTTTGAAGAAACTCAAAAAAGAACTGAAGATTTAAAAGCTATACTTGAAAATGTTGTCTTATCAAACTTAGTTAAGAATAATGAAAATATAGATTACAACTCTGTATTTGTTCAACTACCAAATAATCATTGGTTCACTATTCATGAAAGAGCAATAATTAATTGTCCTTCTTGTAATGAAAATATAACTGTTGTTACTAATCCTTTAGGAGAAAATCCTACTACAGAAGTAATACAAGGTATTAGTGTACTAGTTAAACCATTACAACATGTTGATTTTGATGTAACTTATTCAGACCCTTTTAAAGGTCCTGATAATACTAAAATATTAAGGTTAATGTATAAAAATTATGCAGAATTACTTCTTCCTAATAATTGTACTTTACCATATTATAATTTAAGATATATCAGAAAACCATTAGATTTTAGTTTAGCAAGTAATCAAACTTTTGAATTATCTGAACATACACATGATGAAATAGTTGATATGATGGTTGATATAGCTCTTGAAAATATTGAGGCTAAAAGACTACAATCTTATAATAAAATTATAAATACTAATGAATAAATTAAAATATTAAATAAATGGCAGGAATATCAAAAACAAGTCCTAAACCTTTTTTAGGTACACAAATACCTAATACAAAGGTTAAATCATCTAAAGTAGATGAAATTATAACAAGATTAAACGCAATAACAAATCTTGAAGGTAAACTAACTCCAAGTACTGGAGCAGTTACTCAAGCAACATCAATTACTACTGGTGTAACATTAAATAAACCTAGTGGTGTAATTACTACTGTTAGTTCAACTTTAGCTGGTGGTTCATCAACTAGTTTTACAGTAACTAATAGTTATGTTACATCTTCTGCTACAGCAATTGTAGCAACTATTACAGGTTATTCAGGAACGCTTTCAACTAATGGTCTTCCATTATTGTTAAACGTAACCCCTGGTTCAGGTAGTTTTGTTGTAAATTTGCTTAATGCACATGCAACAAATGCTTTATCAGGTACTTTAAAAATATCTTTTACAGTATTATCTTAATTAAAAATAAATAAATAAAATAGAAATTATAAACTTAAAAATAAAATGAATAATTTACACAGAGTACAAAACATTTTTATTAGTGACGGGACTGCACTACCCGCTAATAACGCAGCAACTAGTGCAGTAACATCAGGTAAGATTGGTGTATTTGGTTCCGATTGGACAGCTTTAGACCCTTCAGGTGCTGATACTATTAGCACTCAACCAGCAATTTTTATTGTTGAATCTAAAACTGATAGTTCAGGAGTAACCTATCTTAAAAAATCAAGTAAAATTGATGGTACTTCAGTTTTAAATTATAACGCTGAGTCTTACAAACCTTCTCAAAGAGAAGTATGGGCTATTGGTTATAATCGTAAAACTGCTACTGGAACTATTGAAGTGAATAACGATTCTGATTATCACTTTACTCTTCGTTTTAAAAACGATAAAACTTTATATTCAGAACGTCCTGAAGTATTAAATCCACATTTCCAATCATCTACTAGTGCAACTCAATTGAGTATTGCTACTCAAATAGCAGGCATAATTAATGCTAGTTCTTATAAAGCTATTGTAACAGCTATTGTTGTTGGTGATGGTACTGGAGTATATGGTTTAACTAGTGCTTCTAATTATGGTGTAGAAATTACATCTAAAGACATTGACCAATATTTTGCTACTACTTATACTCCTAATAAAGTATATTTTTCAGCTCATGTAGATGATTCTAGTGGTTTTGGTACTACTACAACTTGTACACAAATTCAAGCTATGACTTATGGTTCAGGTACTTATGACCAAGTTTATGTTGCTGAGAATAAAGCTTTAGGTTATGAAGGAGTTTTAAATCGTAGATTATGGCCAATTCCAGTATTAGATTATTCTAGTTCATCTAGTTATATTCTAAGTTCTGCAATTGTTCCAACTGTTACTGGTACTATAAGTGAAGATAAAGTAACTTTTAGTGCTACTGTAGCTGCCATGCTTAGAGCTGGTGAAAAAGTTGAATTAGGTGGTGTTAACTACGAAATTAAATATTTCATTAGTACTACAGTTGCTGTATTAACCTCAGTATTAACTGCTGGTTTATCTGCTGCTGCTGCTAAAGTAAGATTTAAATATGACTTAGTAACTATCGAATTTAACGATGCTATTACTACTCCTACAGGAGTTGTTGCTGTAGCTAATAAATCAATTGTAATTGCAGTACCATCTATTGATGCTGGTGGAGCTTATACAACTTTATCTAGCGCAGGAACAGATTTGCAAGCTGTATTAAATACTTGGATGGCTAGTACACCAAGAGCTTTTGCAAATATTTCAATTTAATACTTTTATCCTTTTGTTATATCCCTGGTTAAAGTATATTCGTATATTTTAACTGGGGATTTTTTAAATCAACTTAAAAATGGCATTAATACCTAAAATAAAAATGTGTTTAGCATCTGATTGTTCAACGTTAACATTCAGCGAATTAACAGGTGCTTATAATGCTACAACAAATACAGGTGGTTATGGTGCAACTAATAGCGATATTATAGATATTGTTCAAGCCACCTTAACTGTAATTGACCCTAGTGATAACAGCTATACCATAGATATGTATATTACTGGTGATTTTCCAACTACTAACACAGATTTTACCTATACTATTAATTTAGAAGATATTGATAAAACTTCTATTGAAGATGGTTATTGGCAATTTATTTATACAGTACTAGATGATGATACCGATACTGTTTATAGTACTACAACATCATATTATTTTTACTGTAATTCCGAATGTTGTGTTAGTAAATTATTAACTTCTATTGATATAGAAGCTTCATGTTCTGATAAAATAAATAATGATAAAATAAAAAATTATAATAAGGCTAGAATATTATTAGAATCTTTAAAAAATGCTGGTAGATGTTTTAATACATCAGCATTTGATAATATTAAATCTCTTATTAGTAAAATTTGTAAAAATACTAACTGTAAAACTTGTAATTAATGTGTAATTGTGATGATAATATAAATAGCATATCTATTGCTTCTGGTCCACAAGGTCCAAAAGGTGATACTGGTGCGACAGGACCAACTGGTCCAACTGGGGCTACAGGTTCAACAGGGGCTACTGGAGCTACTGGAGCAACAGGCTCTGCTGGTCCTGCTGGTTCAAATGCTTATACAACATTTAATGGTTCAACTTCTTTAGGTAGTAATCTTTACTTATGGAATGTAGTTGATACTTCTTGGATGGGTGTAGGTCAAGTATTATATATAGAAAATTCAGGTTACTTTCAAGTTGTAGTAATATCTTCTCCTTTAGATGTACAGGTATTAGATTTACTATATACTGGTAATTCTACAACTTTTATACCAGGTTCTAAAATTAGTCCTGGTGGTATTAAAGGTGTAAATGGTTTTATTTATGAAACCAGAGATGGTAATGGTATTGCTGCTACAGCAACTAGTGCTTATGATGTATTAGTTAGAAATAGTGGTAATAATGGTTATACATTTATGACAGCAACAGCTTATAAAGCTTATTTAGGCTCATTACCTGCTGTTTCAGGTGGTACTTGGTAATACATATTCAAATGACTCAAGACGAGCTTAAAATCAAAATATACAGGTTACAGATATGTTCAGCAAATTTAGCCGATTCTTTAGTTGATAATCTAACATTAGGTGATAAATCATGTAAAACTTCATTTAATAATATTACAATATTAAATGATATTATAAATTTATTACTAAAATATAATTTAACTGAAGGAGCAACTAATTGCTTAACTTTAACAGATTTTGAAAATTTATATGATAAAGCAATTAACATATGTAAATTATGTGATTGTGAATAATAATTAAAACTTAATAAAATGACATACGCAGATAGTGGTAAACTTGCCATACAGGAACTAGTAAAATTAACAAAAAAGAACTTAATAGCTTGTGGTTATCAAAAATTAACAGTTGATAATACAGCAGGTGGTGTTTCTTTAACAGTACCAGCAGATGCTAATTATGCTCTAATAGTACTAGAATCTACTGCTATTGGTATAGCAATTAGATATTTAGAAGTAGGTCCAGCAACATATGCTGTTTCAACAACTGATGGTATTGGTAGAAGTAATTTAGATGCTTTCGATTCACATGGTTATCAAAATTTAAAAAATTTTAGAGCTATACAAGCTCAATCAGGTACTCATACCTTGCATATACAATATTATAAATAATTAAATTTTTAATGTAATGAGTGTACTAATAAAAAATACAAAAAGAATTTTTGTAAATAACTCTGGTGTTGACCCTACATTAAATTCACGCTTAACTATTTTAGAGAACAATGAATACAAAGTCGCATATTTTACAACGATTAGCTCAACAAGTGGAACAATTACCACACCGACAGGAGCCACAATCCTTATTGACCAATTCAAAGGTGGAATTGATGCATACGTCAGTACAATCTCGAATGGACAGCCTACAGGATTTCTTCCACAAACAAGTGGTGGAACTACAGTGGATGTCACCAGTTTTAATGCGTTGGGGAATTATATTCTCACTGGCACTCCAAGTAGTTATCCAGTTGCTTTAATATATATATTAAAAATTAAAGGTGTTGACTATTCAAATTTAACAGTTGATAATATATTAGAATTAGAAGATTTAGGTAGTATTAAAGGAAATGTATCAACTACAACAGGTGTAATACCTTTTGGTACAGGAACTTTAAATACTGTTAATACAGATGCTAATTTTAAATATACTTCTAATGTATTATATAGTCCTAGTGTTAATATCAGTGGTGGTACAACAACATTAGCTTCTTTAACATTACAGAATTCATCAGCATTATTAACAACTCCTGTTTCTGGAGCTGTTGAAAATTTAAGTGATAAATTATATTTTACTATTAATACAGGTATTTCCAGAAAAGAAATTACTTTAAATGATAGTGCTTTAACATCTAGTAGAATACCTTACACTACCACAAACGGTCGTTTAACAACTAATAGTGTTTTACAATTTAATGGTACTAATTATACTGCAACTGGTGTTCCTGGTTTTTATAATATAGCAGCACCATCAAGCGTGCTTACTTTAAATTGCACTGGAGATAGTACACATATTATATTTACAAATAACGCTTCTACTCGTGGAGGTGCTGGTGCTAATGCTACTAATTGCTTTCATGTTTGGGATTCTGCTTTTAATAATTTATGTATTACAGTTAATAATTCAACTAGAAATTTTAACGTACTTCAAAAAACATTCTTAGGTGGTACTACTGTACCAACATCTTTTTGTGATATAGGAGCTTCAACAACAAGTAATGCTTCTTTAAGATTTAGAAGTGGTGTAGCACCTACAACACCTAATGATGGTGATATTTGGTTTGATGGAACAGATTTAAAAATGAGAATTTCAGGAGTTACTAAAACATTTACTTTAACATAAAATGACACAATTAGAAAGATTTATAGAATTAGGAGAAATAGAATTACATTCTCATCCTGTAATAGGTTTAAAACGTCTATTAATATTAGATGGTGGTTTATTATGGTTTCCTGTTCAAAAACAAATATTTTTAAAATTTAATATTTATTATTTAAATAATAATTTAGAAAAAATAAATATTGATTCTTTACCTAAATATGAAAAAATTTTATTAGCAGATTCTAATAGCAGAATTAATCCTAATACAATGGAATCTGTTTATACTAAAGACGAAAATACGGAAGAGTTTAAAAATTCTGTTACTGAATATGATTATTTCAAAGATTTACTTAAAACTAGTAATAGTAATTTTTATTCAATAGTATTAAATACAATATTATTTAGAGCATCCGAACAAGGTGGTTCTAAATTTGATAATTAATTTATATGGAAAATTTAGATAAAATAAAGGAAGCAGAAGAAATTATAGCTGCTAAAAACAATAAAGATATTGAAGATTGTAATCAAGAAATTAAAAATATATTAGAAAAATATAAATGTGGTTTTAATATTGAAGGACAATTTTTAAACAATAATTTACAAGTTTATATAAAAATAGTTAAAACAAATTAATAATATGGCTAAATTTTTTGATTTAACATTTAATACTAAAGAAGTTATTTATATTATAGGAGCTTTATCTTCTTTTATATATGGAATAGATATAGTACAAAATGGTTTTAAAGACCATGAAAAAAGATTACTCAAGCTTGAAAAAGTAAACGAAGAGATTATATTAAAAATAGATAATTATATAGCAAGTGATAATTTAGTAAATAGTAAAAATAGAGATAATTTTTTTAAATTTAATGCTATTTTACCTAAAGAAACTAGAATAGAAGTAGAATAATGAAAATAACTAAAATAGATAATAAAGGGATTGAATTAATTACTTCATTTGAAGGACTTAAATTAAATCCATATTTATGTCCAGCTAATGTTCCTACAATAGGTTATGGTACTACAAGATACCCCACAGGAATTAAAGTAAGTTTAAAAGATGCTTCTATAACTAAAGAACAAGCTTTATTATTTTTAAAAAATGATATTAGTTTTTATGAGAATGCTGTTGATTCATTATGTAATGATAATTTAACACAAAATCAATTTAATTCTTTAGTAAGTTTTGCTTATAATTTAGGAGTAACAGCTTTAAAAACAAGTAGTTTATTAAAAAAAGTAAATACTAATCCTAATGACCCTACAATAAAAAATAGTTTTTTACTTTGGGTATTTGGTGGTGACGGTACACATAATTCTAAAGATGATGATGGTGATGGTTTGATTGATGAAGTTGGCGAAAAATCAAAATTAGAAGGTTTAGTTAGACGTAGAACAGCAGAAGCAAATTTATATTTTACATAATATGAGAAAATTTTTAAATAAAAATACAAAAGCAACAATTGCTGGGTATATATTAGCTTTATATAATTCATTATTAGTATTAGATATTGATAAACTTGATTTTTCATTACCTAGTACTTATTTAAAAGTATTTGGAGCAATAGTTTTACCAATTATTGGTGGTCATATGACCGAAATTAAAAATACTAATGAAATACAGTAATTATATTATTGCCTGTTTATCATGTATTATATTAGTTTTATTAAATAAACAATGTAATACTCCTAAAATTGATTTAAAGACCTCTGGAGATACTTTAATAAAACATACTGTTACTACTATTAGAGATACAACAACTATCTTTAAAACTAAAGAAAACACTGTTTTTGAGCCTATTATAATTGAAAAGAATATAGATACTAATAAATATAAAATTATACCTAAATTTAGAGTATATAATGATACTATTAGAGATACTAATGTTGTTATATATTTACATGATACAATATTAGGATATTTAACTTCAAGAAATCTCAATTATAAATTATTAGTTCCTTTAAAAATATATGATAGTACTATTATTATAAGAAATAATAATATTAAATATCAGGTTAATTTAGGATTAAATACTAATTTTAATGATATTACTCCTACTTTAGGGGTAATTATTAAAAATAATGGTTTTTATTTAGGATATGATTTAATAAATAAACGACCTAATTTAGGTTATAAATACACAATTTTTAATAAAAGATAACAATAAATTGTTATGTTATATATTATTGTTGTATTAAATAATAGTATATATTAATATTGGGTAGTTTAAGCTACCCTTTTTTAATTTATAGACACATGAAAACATTTAAACACTTAATAGCTGATATTCGTAATTCAGCAACATCTGGTAATAATACCATAGATTTTAGAATAGAAGATTCACAAATAGGTTATTGGATTAACCAAACAAGAAGCATTTTAATAAATCAAGCTTTACAAAAAAGACAAGATATTAGTGATACTTGGTTACAATCATTAACTTGTTTAGAATTAGTAGAAGTTGATAAATCTGAATGTTGTGAAATAACAACAGGATGTAAAATACTTAGAACTGTTAGACAATTACCTGATACAGTAGAATCAAATGGTGATAATTTAATAATTAGAGTTGAATACCCCAATGGAGAAATTATATCTAAAACTACTCCTTTTGAAAGTAAATATGTTGAATTTAATAAATTTACTAGGAAAAAAGCAAGATGGTATTCAAAAAATAACTATATTTACATTATTAATGAAGATTATGTTGATAAAATTAATATTGTAGGTCTTTTTGAAGACCCTACTGAATTAATAGCATTTACTTCATGTGATGGGTCAACTTGTTTTAGTTATAATAAAGCTTATCCTTGTAGCCTCAAAATGGCTAGTATGATAACAGATATTGTATTAAAAACTAAAGTATATCCTTTCATGAAAATGCCTCAAGATAATACTAATGATTCTAGTAATGATGTTAAACAACCAATACCTAATAACTAATGAGTAAAGCAGTTTTTACTAAACATATTAGTCTAAAAAACTTTTATGAAAATTATATTAAAATTTGTGAAAAAAAGAATATTAAACCTTTTCCATATAATAAATACGCTAAACTATTAAGGGAATTTAATAGTAGATGTATGGAAAAGATAGTATATAAAGGTGAATCTTTTGTAATGCCTAATAGATTAGGTACTTTATATATTAAGAAATTTGAAGTTAATTACAATCCTGAAAATAAAAAGAATTGGTTAATTGATTTTAAAAGAACTAAAGAAGAAGGTAGAACTGTATATTTTGGTTCACCTTATGGTTATAAATGGCAATGGGTTAAACAAAAATGTAATGTTAAGGGTAAAAAGTATTATACTTTTAAACCTGTCAGAACATCTTCAAGAGCTATTGCTGATGCAGTTAATAATAAAAAATTAGATTTTTACAACTAATGGTATATAAATTTACAAATTTTAGGTCTATCCTAAATAAATTATACACAGATTTAAATTTAACTACTGAGTTAAATGAATCACATGTTATATCGTGGATAGCAGAATGCTTAGATAAAATTGGTACATTTTATCAATATGAAGAAATAACAACTATTTTGACTCTAGTAGATGGGAAAGTTGAATTACCATGTAATTTTGATAAACTTGTTTCAATAACAAATAATAATAGACCATTATCCTGGTCTTCATCTAGTAATCTAAGAGATTATGGTTGTGAAGATTGTAAAATAACAACTTGTTGTACAGATAATTATTTTTATATAAGTGGTAATATGATTATTACTGATATTAAAAATACTTATGATAATACAATATGTTTAACTTATTTAGGTATGCCTGTTGATGAAGAAGGTTATCCTTTAATTCCAGATGATGTTTCATTTAAAGAAGCTTGTACTAAATATATAACTTATATGTTAGATGTTAGAGAATGGCGTAAAGGTAATATACCTGATAAAATTATGGAGCGTTCTGAAAGAGAAGCTTTGTGGTATATTGGTCAAGCTAAAGGTCAAGGTAACATGCCTAATGTTGCTCAATTAGAAAGATTAAAAAATATAGCTACAAGATTATTACCATTAAATAATGAATATAAAAAGAATTTTATTAGTAATGGTGATATGGAAAGGAAGTTTAGAAAATAATGGAAGCAATGAATACATTTGAAGATGGTATGGATAATGATTTATCTAAACATCTTCCTGCTAATAATAAATATCTAAAAGCTTTAAATTTAAGACCTGTTGGTACTTTAGGTGGTGCTAATGGTTCATTAAGTAATGTATTAGGTAATAATTGTGAAATAACATTTCCTAGATTAAGGAATGTTTATAAATTACAAATTGTTAAATCTTATGACCCTGATACTAATTATTTTATTGAAGGTACTATTAATATAACTATTAATGGTCAAACTACTCCTGATATATTAATAACTGAAAATATGAAACCTTCAGATATTGCTGCATATATCAATAGTTTAAGTAATTGTTATAATGGTATTTATAATATTAATTATACATTTACTACAGCTTTCAACAATGATTATGTTTATATCTACCAGAATCCTGAGTATAAATTATGTAGTACTATTCAATCACAAGAACCTGTAATATTAATTACTACAGTTTCAGATGGTTCAACAGTTAAATATATTAATAGTAATAATGAAGCTACATCAATTGTAACTCCATATATTAATTCTATACAAACTAATGACCCATTAGTTATTATAGGTTCAACATATATAAATAATAATATATATTTAATAACTACCACTCAAAACAATACTCAAAAATTAGGTCAAGTTTGGGAATTAGTTTATGATGAAATTAATAAATCATCAACAGTTAAATTACTATATAATAATTATATTAATTTAAGTAAAGAATTCCCTATTGCTCCTACAGCATGTTTAGGTAGATATGAATTACCTTCTATACAAAGAATATATTGGTCTGATTTTAATAATCCTGTTAGGTCATTAAATGTTAAAGATAAAAATACTTTAGCTACAGAACCTACATTATTGAATCTAAAAGCTTCTGTTAAAATGTCCATGCCTACATTATATAATATATTAGATAGTGGTGCTACAAACAATTTAATAGCTTCTACAGCCTATTATTTATCTTATAGATTAGTTAAGAATAATTCAGAGATAACTAATTATTCTGTTATGTCTAATCCGGTATTTGTTACTACTCAAAAAACAACTGATTTTATTAGTGGTCAAGACAATTATTGTTCATTATCTGGTTCAACAGGTAGTGTAAATAAAAGTATTGTTTGGGAAATTAATGGTGTAGATACTAGTTATGATAGTATAGAATTAATAATTGTTATACAAGACCATAATACTCCTGGATTTTATAAAATATATAAATATGATACATTAAGTATTAATGGTCAAGAAACAATTCAAACTACTTTTAAAAATAATATTGCTGATTTTATAGAAATATCTGAATCAGAATTTACTATTGAAAATAGTAGTTTTACATATTGTAAAACATTAGAAAATAAAGATAATAGATTATTTTATGGTAATGTTAAAAATTCATTAGGTGAATATCTTGCAAATTATGATACAAGAGCTTATAGATTTGGTGATAGTACTAATAATCAAGGTGATTTAATTAAGTTTAAAAAATATGAATCTGATAATGTATTAACATCACAAATTATTACTTTAGATTCAGATTATAATAACATAGATTCTTTAGCTGATAATATACCTACTATTAATTTAGGTATGGATTCAACATTAGATACTTCATTATATAATGATACTTTTAAATATAAAAGAAATAGTACTACAATTGGTGGTGAAGGTCCTAATGTTAAATTTAAATTTGGAACAACTTTATTAAGAACTGATTATACACCTACTAATCCAACAGCAGCATCTTTAACAGATTCCTTAATGGGTACTGATAGAGATGTATCAGCTTCTACTCAATTATATAAAAATGGTTATAGAAAAGCTGGTGGAAATTCTTCTGTATTTACTCCGTCTATTAATGATAGAGCTACTAATCAAAAGTATTATGCTTCAGGTAGTGATATATCATTTAATACAATGGCTTTAGAATATTTTAATGGTAATTATAAAGGTTATCAACAAAATGAAATTTATAGATTTGCTGTAGTATTTAAATCTAAAACACATATTTCAGATTTTGCTAAACATATTGCTGATATTAAATTTCCTAATTATAACGATTTAGTTGAAGCAGGAATGGGTGGCAAAACTTCAATAGGTAATGAATGTCCTGATTTTAGAAGTATGTATTACGATGCTTCAGGAGCTTATTCAGTTATACCTTATATTGAATTTGAAGTTAATATACCTGAAGAATTAAATAATTTAATATCTGGTTATGAAATAGTTAGAGTAGATAGAAAAGCTTCAGATAGAAGTATTGGCGAACATGGTTTAATTAATCAAGTGATGTATTGGAATGGCTCAGATGGTTATTTACCAATATCACATTATTTACCTACTAATGGCACAGATTCTATGAATCCTGATACTGGAACTACTGTTGGTAAAGCTAATGGTAATTTAGTTTCATTTCATCCTTTTTCATATGTTTCAGATGGTGATTCATCTTTAATTACTAAAGGAGATAGATTAATTATTACTGAAAAATATAGAAGAGTTATAAATAACCCTGTTTGGCCCTTTTCAACTGCTGGTCCAGGTGGTTCTTTTGAACCATATTATTATGTTAATAAATATTATGATTTTGTAGAATCGATATATAATAATCCTTCATATCCTGCTAATAACTTAGTTATAGATTTAGCTACTTACTTAGGATTAGCCGAAAATAAAACTATGGGTACTTATGCTTTACATAATTACGATAGAAATTTAGCTAATGAAAGTTATGCTATGGGTACTGGCACTATTATAACATCTTTAGATTCTAGTACTCCTATAACATGGTCAGCATATAATGGTGGTGGTTCAGATTTGGTTTCTGCAACTGGTTCAACAGCTTGTAATTCTAAATTGTTGGCTGTACATTTTAAACCTAATGTTTTAACAACACAATACGGTGGTCGTACTGCTTTAGCAAGAGGTAATAATCAATATATATCAATAGGAGCATATAATCCAGTAGAATCATCAGGAATTACTAAAATTAAAGTTTATGGTGGTGATATATTTCATGGTATATTAGATATACAAAAAGCTATTAAAAATAATGCTGGTGTATTTAGTAGGCCGATGCCTACAACTAATAATGTACACTCACAAACTTGGTTCTTTCCAACACATTCTGTTTATAATATTGATTTAAGAAATGGTTATCATGTTAATGCTGATTTAAATACAGTAAATAATTATGCTGATATAACAGATGAATATATTTATCATAAAGGATATTCAATGTTAAATACTCTAACAAAATACTATGCCAAACCATTAACATTTAATGAAACTAATATATTTAATAATAGGATATATTGGTCAGAAGTTAAAATTAATGGTGAATTAAGTGATTCTTGGGCTAATATACCAGCTGATAATTATTATGATATAGATGGTAACTATGGTGAAATAAATTCTCTAATAACGCTTAAAAACAATATGTATGCTATTCAGGAGACTGCGTTAGCAGCATTACAAATTAATCCTGTTTCAGTCATTACAGATTCTAATAATCAACCTCTTAAATTAGGTTCTGGTACAGATATATTAAGTAAACATTTTTATCACTCTGTAGATATAGGAACTAAACATCAGTGGTCTGTTAGTAAATCACCAAATGAAATAACATTTTGCGATATAAGACATAAAAAGATTTATTTATTTAATGGTCAAGAGATTAACCCTATTAGTGATACTAAAGGTAATAGAGGTATATTAAATAAGTTATTACATGATAATATATTAGTTAGTGATAATCCTATTATTAATAAAGGTATATTAACAACTTATGATTATTTAAATAATGAGTTTTTATATACTTTTTTAAATAGTGTATTTATTGGTGAAAATAATAATACTGAAAATTATACTTTATGCTACTCAGATTTAATTGGTAAATTTTCAAGTTTTTATAGTTTTACTCCATATATATATGTTAATAATCATAGTAAATTATTTAGTGTTAATTCATATAGTTCTGGTATATTAAGTAAGATATATTTACACAATAAAGGTAATTATAATACTTTTTATGATACAACATATCCTTCGGCATTAAAAGTTATGATAAATGAAAATCCTTTAAAAACTAAAGTATTTGATAATTTATCATGGAATACTGAATCTATTAAAGATAATTTATTATCTATAGATGATTTATTAGATAATGTTGGTGAATCAGATAATATAAATTATCTCACAGATACTTTTAGCTCTATTAGAGTGTATAATGAATATCAAAATACAGACTATGTAAATTTGAATACTACTCCTAGAACTGGTAATTTAAGAAGAGTTGAACAAAGTTGGAATTTACAAATACCTAGAAATAAGGTTAATTATGATTCAACTAATGTTAATACTAAATCTATATTTGACCCAACAGTATTGACTAAAACTTTATTTAAAGAACGTATTAGAGATAAATATATCATCATTGATTTGGTTTATCCTAATTCATTAAATAATAGATTTATAATAAATAATTTAAAAACAACTTATAGAACTTCCGATAGATAAATAATAATATCCAGATGTTATCTAATAATACAAATAATATTTGGATATTTCCTTTTAAAACGTTATATTAATAATAGACAAATGAAAAAACAAAAATTAAATAAATACCCTAATGGTGGGCAAAATGTTGCTGATTTTTTAGGTAATTGGGTTAAAGCTGGTGCAGATAGTACTTTAGGTGCTTTTGGTATGAGTAATATTATACAAGATGATGCTTATAAAGGTAATTCTGCTAAAGGTTTTGTAAAAGCTTCTAATGTTATGGGTAATGTTGCTAAAACAGCTTTACCATTTGCTTTACAAGCTGTAGGAGTTCCTGCTGCTGCAACAACTGCTGGTTTAGGTATATTAGATAATTTTAATCCTGAAGCAAATAATCAAAATAATAATACAATGGTTAATAAGATTAATCCTTTAAGAAGTTCAATGTTTGCTAATGGTGGTATGAATAGTATGCCTAATGCTGAAGTTGAAAAAGAGGAAAATACAATAGCTCCTAATGGAGAATTTACTCAATATAATGGTCCTAGCCATGAACAAGGTGGTATTAAAACTACTTTAGACAATGGTGAAATAGTATTTAGTGATAGATTAAAACCTAAAGGGTCAAAGAAAACCTTTGCTGAACTTAATAAACCATTTAATACTAATAAAGAAGATGAGCTTTTAGAAGATAAAAAAGTAAGTAATCTTAAAAGAATTACTGCTGATTTAATGAAACAAGCTAAACTTAAACAATCAGCTAATTTATATAAAGAACAAGAATCTTTAAAAGAAGCTAAATTAAGTAATTATGCTAAAAGATTAGGTATATCAAGTAATAAATTTGGTGGTGGTGGTCAATATGACTTTCTTCCAGAAATGCCTGAAGAAGATTTATCTAAAGATTTTGAAGAATCTATGGGTAGAAGACAATATTCTAAATTAATGGCTAGAGCAGGTCAAACATCACATTGGGATTTACCTGGTCAATATAATTTTTTACAAGAAATGCCTGAAGAAGACCCCTCACAAGATTTTCAAGAATCTTTAGGTAAAAGACAATATGCAGATTTAATGTCTAGAGCTGGTCAAACATCACATTGGGATTTACCTGGTCAAAATAATCAAGAAACCTCTTCTAATGGTATTAATCCTATTTATTTAAATGCTGCCAAACAATTAGGTTTAGGATTAGCTCAAAATGCTGGGAATATTTATAATTTAAAACGTTCTAATACAGTAGATACTGAAACTTATAATAGAGTTAATCCTACATTATTAGATGCTAATCCAGCATTACAATACAATGATATGCAGGGTAGAATGGCTGGTGAAAATATCAGAAATTCATCTAATGGTAATAGTTCAACTTATATTCAGAATCGTAAAGATTTAGCAATTAATCAAATGATGGCTAATGCTAATATTAGAATGAATTATGATAATCAAAACGCAGGAATTAGGAATAATGCTCAGATGTATAATGCTCAAGTAGGTGATAGAGAAACGATAGCTAATTTGCAAAATAAAGCTCAAGCACGTAATTTAAAGGGTGATGCTATTAGTAGTATTGGTCAAAATATAATGGGTCAATATAAAGATAGTCTTTTAACTAAAGAGAATACTAATTATAATAATCAAATGGGTAAATCTCAATCTGATTATTTAAAAATTCTTATGGCTCGTTACCCTGAAATATTAAAAGATAAAGAATTATCAGGTTTATTTAAATAAATTTCAATAATAATATACAACATAATAAAATAATGACTAATTTTGTAAAAGCTTTTAATGTAACTGTTAAAGGCTTTTGCTTTTTAAAATATAACATAAGTAATGAACAGATTTGACCAAAGTACTCCACAACAATATGTATCTACATTTGTACCACAAAAATTTGTTGAAAAACCATTAGAAGCTTTAACTAATTTAGCTAAAGATTATAGTGATAAATATAAACAAGGTATTAATGACATAAATCAAGCTCAAAATGAGTTCTTGAAAGTAAATGCTATTGATAAACATAAACCTTATAAAGAACAAATAATTAAATCTTATAAAGATAAAATTGAACAATTATCTGACGAATTCATTAAGAATCCTACAGATTATAATAATAAGATGAAATTAAATAAACTTATTAATGATTGGAAAGCTGACCCTAATAGGCAAGAATTAGAAAAATCTTATGAAGATTACAATAAAGATATTAAATCTGTTCAAAAATTAACTGAAGATGGTAAATATGGTGCTTGGAATGATGCGGTAAGTAATTTTAATAACAATTATAAAAATGGTGAATTTACACCTTATAGGTCTAAAGGTATTAATGCTGCACAAAATCATATGAAAGGTGCTAAAGAATTAATGGGTAAATTTGCAGCAGATTTTTTAGATATAGATATTACTAAAGTAGGACCAGATGGTATTACTAGAGGTTATAAAAATGGTATTGAAGTAGTTAGTGATGATAAAGTTTGGAAAGAGGCTTATGGTAAAAGTAGTGGTTTTTTAGATAGTCCTGATGGACAAGATTTTATTAGAAAAATTAAACACGAATATCCACAAGCAGATGATAGTTTTATTCAAAAACAAGCAATACAATTATTACACGATTCAGCTTCAGAACAAATATTTAAACATGTTAAAAAAGGTTATTCTGAAGATGTTAATAGAATGTGGAAAACATTACATGATGAAGCAAATCAAGACAATATGCCAGGATTAGGTCAAGCACAACCAGGGTCTGCTGTTTATAATTTAACTGATGATATTCCAGAATCTATTAAAGGTGCTATTAGTACTAAAGACGGTAAAGTTAATATTGATTTTACTAAATTAGGTGGTGGTATTAAAATTGAAGGTGCTTCTGGTTCACCATATACTATGGGTACTACTGGTAATATGAGTGCTTCTAAATCTGATAATATACAAAATCATAAAGATTTAGCTAAATTTATAATAAAAGCTGCTGATGCAATAGGTTATAAAGGTCAAATTAAATCTGATAATTATAATGAAATATTAACTAAATATATGGAAGGTGCTAAATCAGTATCTTTTGATTATAAAATGATTCCTAATGAACAACAAGTAGTTAAAAACGATATAATTGAATATCCAGACCATTATACTTATACTGATGAAAAAGGTAAACCTATTGTTGATAGACCTACAGATGAAAAGAATCCTTTAACTAAAGATAACTTAAACGTTGGTAGAAGAGTTTATAAAGATGGTCAAGCTAAAATTGAAATTGAATACATGGAAGGAAATACTCCTAAAAAAATGTATGCTCAACCATTAGCACTAGAAGATAAAAATTATCACAATGTTGTTGCTAAAATTCAAGAAGATGGTTTAAATTTCTATAAAACAGGTAAACCTGCTGATACAAAAGAGGTTAAAGATTTAAATGAAAAATATGGTTTTAATAAACCAGGTTATTCAGGTTTAAAACCTATATCAGCAATAACATTACCTAATGGTAAAATAGCTTTAACTTTAGGTGATAAAAATAATAGAATTGAACAAATATATGAACTATTTAATTCTAAAACTGGTGAAAGAGAAGAGTTTCAAAATATGGCTCAAATGATGGAAGTTTTAAATAAAGAATGGTTTAGTACTAATCAAGGTAAGGGGCAAGCTAGTTCAATAAAATTACGATAATTTAACAGAAGAATAATGCCAGATAATAAAGATAAACAAATAAAAATTGATGGGTTGCCGAGTTATTATAACTTACCTGTTAAGCCTTATAAAGGTTTAGAAAATTCTGCTAATCAAGATTTACTGAGTTCTCCTATACAAAATCAATTTGGTAATACAGATTTTGGTGACTCTAAATATGATAATGTTGGTAAAACACAATCTGAAGATATTACTTCAGGTGATTATCAATATATAAGAGGTGAAAAACAAAATGGTTTAGCTCAATTAGGTTTAGGTGTATTAAGAGCTACTGAAAAAGCAGGTGTAGAGATGGCTAAAACCCCAGCATATTTATATGCATTAGGTGAGTGGGGGGTAAGAAATGCTAAAGGTGAAGATTATACATTAGATAAAGCATTAGATAACGC